CCAAATCTCTGGGATAAATTTATCCGCAGTAGTCTTGGTCACATGGTTAGTACCTAGTGCCATTTTTTATTTCCTTTCAATTATTTGACACGTCCCTCCACGTAAGCAGACATAATTTCATCCTGCATAGCTTCGTAACGTGCGGGATCACGCAAACGTAAATTTATTAAATCAGACCTTCTATAAATTTTTCTTGAAGATGGTGCAGGTGAACCAGTATCTACAGCTACAGTTTTCAAATTCTTAGCTGTTTCCTTTCTTGACTCAGTAACCATCTCATCGTTTTGAGTAGATTGTTGCACAGGATTCATTGCGTTCCACGTCGAAATTAATTCCGCAGCAGAATCGTAATCATACTGTGAGTGCGCTTCAGTAAAAAGTTTAGTTCTTACCTTAGACGCTTTAATCCAATCAAAAAATCGCTGATCTTGCGTTACTTCATCAAAATTAGGAAATTCAGTCCTAAGTTTTTGAGCTACCTGCTGTTGCTTGTATTCAAAAGCCTGTTGTTGCGCTTGTTGAATTGCAGGATGATTTTCTACAGCTTTATTTACCGCACCTACTGGATCTTCAAAATAATTTAAAGAACCGTCAGTTTCTTCTTCTTGGGGTTCAATAGACTGCTTCTGAGAGAGTTCCCGTTTCAATAATTCGTCAGCTAGTTTTCTAACTTCACCAACTTCTTGAGCTTGTCTACCAATCAGCTTTTCAGATTCTTGGTGCATCTTAATAATGTCTTCTAAAGACTTATTACGATACTTTTCTGGAATCTCAGGTTCTGGTTTGGTCTCTACTTCAGGTTCTTGTACCTGCTCTTGAGCTTCCGTTTCCTGTTCTTCAATGTTGTCAAACTCAATTTCTTCTTGAACCGGATCTTCAAATGTAGCCATATATTCTCCTGTCACGTTTGTGATTCTAGGAATTAAAAAATATCACCAGACGCTAACCCTCTCTGCGCTTGTTGGCGATTCTTGTTGCCTCCTCGTGCTTCCTAGCCCAAGCATCAGCAGCAGTTGGAAAGTCTCCCGACACTCCTTCTAACGCAATGCGTGGCATAGAAATAATACGAAGAGACACACACTGACAAGTAGGGCACTCAATTGTGTTTACCTCCTCGTCAATATACTTTTCTACAGTGTGGCCTTCACCGCACCTAAATTCAAATATCCTTTTGCTCATCTTCTAGTTGCTCCCAGGCTTCTTCTGAAATCTGTTTTAGAGTTCTAATCCAATGAAGGACATCTAACTGACCTTTACGAAAATTTAGTTCTTCTAAACTTTGTGTTGCCAGTAAATTGTTTCTTTCTTCTATTACTTTTTCAATGTCAACCTGTAAATCTTTCCATCCTTTAGTTGACATCATGTCAAATCTTGCTTCATAATACTCTTGCAGGTCTTTATCCAATATGGAGTCCTCAATTAAGTTACTATAATGAGCCACTGTTATAGCATACTTTTAGGTTTTTGTCAAGCATTATTTTGTTGTTTCATACGCATTTGTTCAGTAACTATTCTTTCGTTACTGTCCATATCTTTTTCTTTTAACAACAACTCAGCAACTTTAGCTCTCTTTTCAAATTCTGCTGAATCTTTAGCATTAATGTTAGCTGACAGATTTCTAATAATGTCTGATTTAACCTTCTCATCCATTAACGAAGCCTCTACTATCAACTTCTGTGCTCTAGCTTGTGCTTCCTGTGCATCAGCAGCGGACTCTTGCGCTCTAGCATTTAGTTCATTTGCTTGAGCTTCTACAAGAGCCATTTGTAATTGTTGTGCTTGCTGTTGCATCTCTTGTGCCTGTGGATCAGGTTGTGACATCTGATCTAACTGCATCATTAATTCTTCTTTGTTCATCAATCCTGATGTACCAATAATGCTTCTTAACAAGATAGGAACAATCGGTGACTGCGGTCCAAGCGTCTGCATCAAGCCAATCAACTGTTGTTGCTCGTACTCTCTTGCAATAGCACCAATAGACGATAGCGTAGTAAACTTAAAGTCTTTCATTGGATAACGATCAGGATCAAACTGCATATATCGATACGCAACTTTCTTCACCATAGGAATGATGAAGTCATCCTGAAACGATGCCATTGCCACTTTGTTCTTCTTGACAATAGCTGACATAGCCAATGACATACCCATACCATTGTTTTGTCCTGCTGTAGATGCTGCACTCTTGACCAACTCTGACGAGTCTAGTGTGCCAGTAGCTTGTAACAGCATTGCTTCAAAACCTTTGGCTGTTTCGTAGTTTGAAGCGTCAGTAGAACCAAATTTAAACGGTTGGAGGATTTCGGCAGGGTTACCATTAGTTAAGATGTTTTTACCAGGTCTAACTTCGAACTTCATGCCTCTCGGCAATCTTGTAGCATCAATACCCATCATAGGCGCAGTAGTTAACGCCAGAGAGTCCATGTGAGACCGTAGTTGGGCATCAATAGCTTTCTGCATATTGTATCCCTTCTCGACCGTTCCAACGCCATAGAAGCGTCCAGGACGGACCTCAGGTCTATATGCAATGATAGGTCTATCTTCCATCATGTATGGAGATGCTTCTGCTTTTAGTAGATGTATATCATTAGCAATAACAATAATAGCTTCTACCAAATCAGTTACTCTATCGGCAGCAGAATCCTCTGGGAACAAGTCAACTACCTCATCGCCTTCGTTTTCTAACTGTTCTAGATATTCTCTAGGGACAAGACCGTAGTACCGCATAACCTTGACTTTATCGTCTTGGAAGGCAGTAGATTCTGTTTTATCTACTTCTAGGTCATCGCCTTCAAAGTGAGGTTCAATGTCGCATTTACGATAAACGCCAGACTCAATACCTTTAACTACTTGATACAGACTAACGTACTCTTCAATAGCAACACCTAATGAATCATCAATTGCATCAGCATTAGGATCAATAAGAAGATTACGAGGATGTACAGGCTTAACTTTAACTACAACCTTTTCTTGCTCGGTTACTCCAACAGCAGCAACTCCTTGTTGCCCAGGAACAGGTTGTGTTGTAGGTGTTCTTTCTATTTCAGTCTTAACTAATACCTCACCTATACCAGTACCGTAGATTTCTGCTAGCTTAACAATAGAAGTAATGTTATTGATGTATGCGTTGTTATGCGTATCCTCTAAAAGAAGATTCTGCATAATCTCAACATCACCTCTTTCTTGATCTAAACCGTCATCGACTATTTCAAAGAGTTTACCAGAGCCTGCAAAGCCTTCCATAGTTTCTGCAACCCTGTTATCAACAGCTTGACGAGTTGCAGGACTAACGATTTTACTACGCTCACTATCCCTAGTACGATCTTCAGCGGCCCAAATGCCATAATAAATCCTTTCGTATTCATCCCATTTCTGTTCGTAATTAGTATCACGCCAGTCTCTCCACTTGTCACAGTGTTCAACTACAAATGATACTAGCTCTTTATCACTCTCAGTAACTTCGTAATCTTCTACTGATTGTAATTCTTCATTGTATTGTTCAGCCATATTATTTCCTATTAAGGTCCAACGTAATCAAAAGGGTCTTGTAATAAAGGATTCTGATACATCTCATCATCTTGAGCAGCCATCGATTCTTCCGGCATCCCTACACCTGCTGCAACTCCAACTGCTCCTGCAACAGGAATAGCAAATGAAGCTCCTTTGTAATAATCATCCCAAGATTTTAACTTAGGATTTTTAGCCATTACTAATTTACCTATTTGTATCACTTCAGTAGCACCTGTAATAGGTACTGCTCTTACACCGTCTGTTGTTTTCTCTAAAGCTACCCAACTTGCTCCTTTAGCTGGATTAACTGCTACTTGAACCCACTCTTGTTCTGCTAGTGGTAAGTTTTTATTTTGTTCTAAGGCTTCAACTGCAAGTGCTCTTAACTCTTCAGGAGAATGTTCTACCCAGTTTCCTTCCATTCTAATGACAGGAGACTTTTGACCTCCTTTTGCGATTTTTAAAGAAGCACCTTCTTTTGTTTCAAACACAACATTTTTTAAAGCTGCTGTAGGAGAATAACCATATACATTTCCTTGTTTAGCAGGATCGTGTATTGTCCCTACATACGTTCCAAAATTTTCAAATGCCCTAACATCATAACGAGAGCCTACAAAAGTTCCTTCTGGTATTTGTTTATTAACACCTATAATTCCATTTCTAAGAATTGAACTTTCTTGTGGAAGACTATTAGCTATTCTTTCAAATGAATCTACTTCAGGTACGGAATCATGCAAAAAGTAAGGAGTTTCCGTATCAACATATCTTCTAAACTCATTAGGAGTGCTTTTTCCTTCTTCTAATAGTTTTACTTGTTCTATTAAAGCCTGTCTAGCTTCTTCAGGAGGTTTGTTTTTGTTAGGTAATCTATTAGCATCTCTCCAAGCCTCTTTACTATCGTCTGTAATATTCAAAACTTCAAAAGCGTTTGAATCTGATGATGCCATTGGTTTTGGTTTAGCTTTAAGTAAATCTAACGATGTTGCTGCTTTTGTTAAGGCTGTTTTTACTCCTTGCCTTACTACACCGCCAAGACCAAATACACCAGGCAAAGCACCTGCAAGTGTAGCAACACCAGATATACCAGCGTTTAAGTAGTCTCCTTCTTTAGCATAGTTGTAAGTATCATAAGCTCCAATAGCTTCTCCAGTAACAGGAGCAAACTCTCCAACCATCTTAGCTTGTTCTGGTGTTACATTAGCATAAGGGTCTTGTGTAATGCCTTCAGCACTCTTATTTCTTCCTAGTCTTTCTAAAAGACTTGTCATGTAATCATCAGCCATATTAATATCCTGATATTATGTCTAAGGGTTCGTAATCATCGTCGTAGTCTTCAAAATACACTGCTGCATTAGCTATGTGTGCTATCAAACTAAGAGAATCAACCATGTCATCGTGTACGCCAGTAGTAGGGAAGTTAAGTAATTCGTCCTTAAATGCTGGTATCCAGTCTCCATCGCGTAACTCTATCTGTTTATGTTCAAACCTACCTTGTAAAGCACCAATAATCTTATCGACCTTACTTTTGTTTCCTAAAGCTACTTCGTCTATCCTGGGATAAACTGCTTGCTTTAGCATCATCTCTGTGAGATATGGCATCAACGCTCTTTTTAATGCACCTTTTTCGATTCCAATTACTTGTATGTCGTATAAGCGGACATGATTTAGAATCCTCTCGCATATCTCTTTAATATCCCACCTTCCTGCGTCAACCTTATCAACCCACCATTTATTGTCATCGCCTACCTTGACAATGGCTATAGCTGTCTGGTCTAGATACTTCTTTTTATTACTTGCCTGAGAAGATACGTTTTCAAAACCTGCAAGGTCAACCCCCATATAGTAAGTTCCATGCTCCGGTTCTTCCTCTTTATCCTTTATTATCACCCAGTCTTCTTTAAATAAGTCTGACTGTGGTGCTTCAAAACTAGCCATAAACTCCTGTCTAAATGCAAACGTAGACATGGTGTTCTTAGCTACTTCAATTTCTTCTTTATCTAGTAATGGATTATCAAAACTAGTAAAGTGCCAACTCTTCCAATCCTTTGCTTCTGGTCTACTACTCTGACCTAGCTTATAGATATCATAGAAGTGATTACGTCCCTTCGGTGTTCCTATAAAAACTGCATGACCTTTCAAGTCAGCCAACGCAGGTCTTAAAATCTGTTCAAATACTGTAGGTTTAATATCTGCATACTCATCGAGTACGACAAACTTTAAAGCTACACCTCGCATCGTCTCAGGTCTGTCAGCACCTTTTAACGATATGACAGATCCGTTAACTAATGTGATCTGCATGTTGTTTACATGACTATTAGTTATTACCGGATGTGCTAACTCCAGTAGCTGTTGCCACATAATGTCCCTAGCTTGCTGCTGCGTAGGGGCGACATACCACACATGACCCTTCTTTGCTTCTAACGCAGAAACTATTAGTCTCCACGCTGCCATCCTACTTTTACCTGTACGTCTTCCTGCTGCTATAACTTTGAATCTAGCGTTATCAGTCCAGACTTCTTGTTGCCAAGGAAGTAATTTAATCTTCAGATCGGACATCTATCGTCTCGAATTCAACATCTTGATAATCTTGTTCTTCCTCTTCTGTCTGATCCACAATTGCTTTCGCATCCCCAACCATTGAAATCTGAATAGATACATTACCTCTTCTAGCATCCTTGTCCTTTTCAAAATAAGACATCGGAAGCACCCTGTCAATACACATTTTAAGACAAGCTACCTGATCTTTGTCATCGTCATCGAGTGCTTTCTTAATAATCGTATTGATTACTGTCTCACCACTTGTTGCTAACAACCTAGCATGAAACTCTTTGATCCTCGCGGCTTCTCCTGGTGGACGTCCAACCTTATTTCGTTTCTTTTTTGCTTCTACTTCAGTTTTTCTAGGTCTACCTCGCCCTCTCTTTACAGGCTTAGGGTCTTCAAGGGACAAAATGTTTATCCTTTCAACACAATATAGTACGAATTAGTAACTACCTTAATAACTATTGAGGTAAAGAGGGTAATAGTAGTGGGGGTTTCCAACCTAGTTGCTCTTTGTTCTCAATAGTGGAGAGTGTAGCATATTTTTAAGGTTTTGTCAAGTATTATTTTAAATTATTTACTAGGCTTATTTAGCTCTAAATGTTTTTCTGTGTAGGAAAACCACAACCACTTAATTCTAAATGTCTTTTTTCTAGTTTCATACTATGGAATTTATGCAATATTATGCCCATTTTCTTCTTTTTTGTGTCTGTTAGCCTAGCTGAAGCTAGCTAGATATACTATATGCCTCCCCCCCAGGGCTATTGAGTCTTATATAAGACATAAGAGTAGTCTTGTAACTGAGTAGTCTTATATAAGAGTCACAAGACTGTGAAAGAATGTGTGGCTTATCCAGCCCATTAGAGCAAAAGAAAAAGACTAGGGAGGTTGTAAAAATGATACAGGGGTGTGGTCCTGGTGCAACAGTAACATAAATGACACACAATCCAGGTTTTGTTGTATCGATACCACATAGTGGCAATTTGATGGCAAAGTGATGACATAGTGGATTTTTATGTTTACAAGAGTCTGAAAAATCTCTAGTGTTTGAGTCGTACCAAACAACAACCCATTTATATATTTATAAGGAGTAAGCAAACATGAAGCAGACAGTAGATTTATACACTTTCAGAGATTCGTTCAGAACATGGCAATCAGGAACTTATGCAAACAATTTCACATACGAAGGTTTAGAGGTCTTGTTTGCCTTTCTAGAGCAATACGAACATGATACAGAAGGAGAATTTGAGTTTGAATTGGACGTGGTGGCGTTTTGTTGTGAGTATGTTGAAATGGATTTAGAAGAACTAAACGAATCATACGATAAAGAGTTTGAAACACTAGACGACGCAGAAGAGTTCTTATTACAGAACACGATTTACTGCGGGAGAACTAACAACACGCTTGTATTCACACAATTCTAAATAAGGAGATTGCTATGACAATAGATGATTTAGTTTTTGATAAATCCTTCTTTACTGAAGGGTATGAAATTGTTAACCCGTTTTTGTCTGAATGTGGACGATTTGAAGTTACAAATATCCGTGAGTATTACGGATTGTCTGATGAACTAGCGACTTATTACGAACAGGAAAAACAACGTCAATTTGCAAAAGGAGCGGAACAATGAAATATTCTGTGAGCGTGTATTCTGGTTATGCTGATGACAACCCAAAAGTAAGCGAAAGTGTAGACACTTATGGAGAAGCGGAAGACATTTACTGTGAATGGTTAGAGACTGCGCTAGACTATGAAATATCGCACTCACCGTTTACGGTAACTGATAAAGATTACGAGATAATGCGAGAGACTATCTCACGTTTTATGTTTATCAACGAAGAAGGAGAGTTTAATGTTTAACTGTGGACATTGCGGGAAAGATACTGACGAGCGACAAACTGCAAACTTTCAAGACCTTGTAGTATGTTTTGACTGTGAGGAGAAGTTAGCCGGAGATTTAGAATCAGAACTTGAGGAGGTGTTAGAGAACTTTTACCCACTAGATACTGGCGGAGGTTGTCGCGCTATGGGTGAATCTGCTCTAGTAGGTGGAATAAAGTATGACGTTATCCTCACAGACTTAAGCGGATCAGATATCCCAAGTGTTGAGGATGGTTTACTGATTGGGTATTATGAGGGCGAAGGGTGGCACGAAGGAAAAAATCCCTTGTTCATTTACGAATACAAAGACAACTTGAACGAAGGCATAGAGAGAATCAGAAAGTTATCAACTAAAATTATAGAAGGAGAATTTAATGTCTAAAGAACAAAAAATTTATAACGAAGCGCACGAAGCCGGAATTAAAGCAGGGATGCGGAGCACTCCAGAACCTATGACGGTGCGTTATACGGATCGTAACGGGAACATACGACGAGATACTATCAACGAGGGGGTTTGTGGTTTTGCGTATGTCTGGATTAAACCTGCGCGAGGTAAATTTGTTAAGTTCTTAAAGGACAATCGCATAGGTTATTCAAGTTACGAAGGAGGCTATAAGGTATCTGTGCATGAATTCAATCAATCAATGGAGCGCAAGCTAGCGTATGCTAAAGCCTTTTGTGAGGTCTTGGATAGTTACAAGATAAAAGCATATTCACAGTCAAGATTAGATTAAGGAGTTTAAAATGAATTTTAAGGATGAGTATTTTTTCTGGTACACAAAAGCAACTGAGGAGTTGAACCTTAACCATAGATCAGCCAATGACTACGCAGTCGCAACAACTAGACATAAGCGAGGTATGGACACTATGTTTTTAATCGTGGACGGCTTCCCAGTCATTAAGGAAGGCAAAGTATTACGGAAGCCTACGGAATCTTACAAGCAGGGATGGAGCGTAAAATGAGACACATAGACGACATTAAATTTGAAGCAATGGCGTGCCTACAACGTGCGCGGGAAATCAACGACGGAGCACTAGTAAATGGGTTAGAGTTTATTCTGGAGACGCTGCGAGAGTATCAACAAGCCTTGCGGGTAGAGGATGAACGTTCAGGATATGACAAGATAGGAGGCACAGAATGAGCACAAAAATAACCTGGCTCGATTGGCTGTTAATGATCCTAGCGTGTATTCACGTTGGGGTCATGTTGTGGATGCTATGGGGTTTAGCGTATGAACTCTAAGGCTAGACAGAAGCGACGTGCGATTTTAATGAAATCAACTGCAAGGGAGAAGGGAGGTTTTGGTAAGCCTCTTTATCCCAACACTCGCATTAGAGTGCACGATGTGCTAGATTTGTGGTTGTTCTCACCAACGACGAAAGGAAAGTAATGCCACACTACATGCCGAAGGAGAACGATTGTAAGTTTGACAAGGTAGCAGAAGAGTTGGCTCAACTCAGGAAATGGCAAGAAGAAGATCCTGATAATGCTACTGCGTATCAAGCGGATATTGACCACATTGAGGCTAACATTAAGTTTCAACTGTGTATTGATGGGTACCCAACGAACGAGTACGAAACCTGGGACGAAGCGAAAAACGGGTATGATGATTGGATGTATTTTAACCGCGTAAACTATGAGAGATACGGTGTACGCGCAACAATAGAAAGGACATACGAATGAATAAAGAAATAGGTAGCCCATACGATAGGGGCTGGGACGATTGGTTATTTGACCGAGACTTAGACCCACACAGCGTGAAGGATGGTGTCAAACAACACAATTTAACGGGTGATTTAATGTTGGAGTACATCAAAGGATGGAACGATGCGAAAGAATTTTATAGAGGAACTAAAGCGACAAGGAGATCAGCATGAGTCACATTGGAAACCAAGAATTGATGGATCGATGTTGGGATGAGGTCTGGGAGATGGAGCACGAAGAAGTAATGCAGTATCTTGGACAGTACCGAAGCCTAGAAGGATGGCAGGAAATGACTGAAGAGCAACAGTATTACAAGGCCATCGAGTTGAAGTATGAGGAGTACATGTTCGAATGAGATGTATTAGCTGCGACTCAGAACTTAACGACTATGAGTCTACCCGTAAGAATCTGAACAACCAGTTCGTTGAATTATGTAACGATTGCCTGGCCGACTCAGATATGGGTGACATACTCTTGCTTGATAGACCCGATCTGAAGCACCACAGCGACGATAGAGCGACGATCGGGGATGAGGTAAGGGTAGACCATACCGAAGACAATTTAAACGCCTTAGAGGACGAATATGACGACTACTGGAACGAAAGATGATGACATTGAAACTGTCTTTGAGATATTCAGGGAAGGTAAACTGAAGTATCAACTGATATGGACTAACAACACCAAGCAATTCTTTATTGATGGTAAACTAGTGACCGAAGTTGAATGGGATTTATCACTTAAAAAGGACAAAGCATGAGTCAAGAAGAATACGAGCAGACTATGGAGGAAAACCACTACTACCAAACCCTAGCGGATGTAGTTGAATTAATGTCTCTACATGGTAATAGAAAGGTCTTATTGGATTTAATAGAAATGTCTATGCAGTTAGATTTAGTTTCAACTATTAGTGGTAAAACATCAAATAGTATTAATTAGTATTGTTATTTCATTCTAAGTAGTAGTGGTTTTCCTACCTAGTGTTAATTAACTCTATATAGATATATATAGATATATATAAGGAGAGTGGATAATGGGTGTCCAAATAGCTACCCACCAACCTTGTCCTGACTGTGGAAGTAGTGATGCTTTAACAGTCTATGATTGGGGTACAAAGTGTTTCAGTTCTGGCTGTAAAGCTGTTCACATGACTGACGGTAAACCTAGAGTCAGAGTTGTTGACAACAGTAAACTGCTGACCAAGATAGAAGGTAAAGCAAAGACAATAGTTAGTCGTAACATCCATCGAGCAACTACTGAATTCTTTGGTGTCGTTGAGAGTGAAGGTAGTTACTGTTTTCCTTACACAGATGGTGACGGTAACATCGTTGCTTACAAGAGGCGAAGCAGTACAGAAAAGAAGTTCTGGACAGAAGGTCAATGGGGACAAGGTAAACTGTTTGGTCAGTCTCTATTTCCTAGTGGTCAGAAGACAATCACAATCTGCGAGGGAGAGTTTGATGCGCTGTCTGCCTTTCAGTTGATGGGTAGTACCTACGCTGCAGTAAGTGTCCGTAACGGTGCAGCTTCAGCATTAGCAGACTGCAAACAAAACTATGACTATCTTGATTCGTTTGAGAATATCTATGTTTGTTTTGATGCCGACCCACAAGGACAAGATGCAGCCAAGCAAGTTGCTGAATTGTTTGGAGCAAAGGTCAGAGTATTTAAACACGATCCAGGTTTCAAAGATGCAAGCGACTACTTACAAAAGAATCTGGTGGAGCAGTTCAACAACACCTGGTGGAAGTCTGAACGGTTTGTACCTGACGGTATCATCGATGGTTCTACACTCTGGGAAGAGGTAAACCAACCAGTAGAGAGAAGCCTAGTTGACTATCCGTTTGGTGGTCTAAATAAACTAACCTACGGGATACGACCACAGGAACTTGTACTTTGTACTGCTGGTTCAGGACTGGGTAAGTCTCAGTTCATGCGTGAGTTGGTCTACCACATACTCAACAATACTAAAGACAACATAGGTCTGATGTTCTTGGAGGAGTCAGTAAGGACTACTGCGAGGTCAATGATGTCTTTGAAGGCTAACAAACTACTGCACTTACCACATGTAGAAGCGACTGAGCATGAGTTGAGAGATGCCTTTGATGCTACGTTAGGCACAGGTAGACTGTTTCTTTTAGATCACTTTGGTTCAAGCGAAGTAAGTCGTATTGTCAACCGAGTAAGGTACATGGCTAAAGCGTTAGACTGTAAGTATATCTTCTTGGATCACGTCTCAATTGTTGTAGGTTCACAAGAGCATGGAGATGAGCGTAAGAATATTGATGAGATCATGCACAAACTGAGAGAACTGGTACAAGAAACAGGTATCTGTTTGTTTGCTGTGTCTCACTTAAAACGTCCAGAAGGTAAAGGACACGAAGAAGGTGCGGTTACATCAATGAGTCAGCTGCGTGGTAGTCAATCACTTGGTCAGATTCCTAACATGATTATTGGACTGGAACGTAACGGTCAAGCTGATAATGAAGACGAACGACACACAACTAAAGTCAGAGTCCTAAAGAACAGGTTTTGTGGTATGACAGGTCCGGCTTGTAGATTACTATACAATCGAGATACTGGTAGGATGACAGAAAGATTAGATGAGGATGTGCTATGAATGTGCTTGATTTGTTTAGCGGTATTGGCGGGTTTAGTTTAGGACTAGAACGTGCAGGTATGAAGACTGTTGCTTTCTGTGAAGTAGATAAGAAATGTCAACAGGTATTAAAAAAGCACTGGCCTAATGTGCCTATATTTGAAGATGTATCAACACTTAAAGGAGAAGACATTGAAGAAACAGTTGACGTTATTTGCGGAGGGTTCCCATGTCAGGACATCAGTCTCGCAGGTAAAGGAGCAGGACTTGAAGGCAAAAGATCAGGACTCTGGTCAGAGTTCAAAAGGCTCATTGAAGAAATCAAACCGAAATACGCAATCATTGAAAACGTCTCAGCCCTTCGATCTAGGGGACTGGATCAAGTGCTCAGGGAAATCTCTGAGATCGGGTATGATGCGGAGTGGCATTGTATCACCGCTGCCAGTATTGGTGCGCCTCACAGACGGGACAGAATCTGGATTGTGGCGTACCCCAGAGACAGTACAAGGCGGGACAGTATCACAGGAAGTCTTGGAAGAGATGGCGAAGGGGAACTGGAAGAGAGAGTCAGGACATCAGAGACAACTGAGACTTCAGGATCAAGTGAGACATCCGAAACTGTGGCCTACTCCCAGGGCAAACTCAGCGATGGCAACAACACTTACTCCGAAAGTAGCAAGCCATCCGCACAAGAACTTGGAAGTAGCAGTAGCGAGAGAAATGTTTCCAACTCCAACAGCGAGGGACTACAAGGACAATGGCAGATCACCAGCAGAATTAGCAAGGAACTCCAAGACGCTAGCTACTCATGCTGGTGGGCAGTTGAACCCGATGTGGGTAGAGTGGCTTATGGGGTTTCCGGTAGGGTGGACAGACTTAAACAACTAGGCAATGCAGTTGTTCCTCAGATACCAGAACTAATAGGCAGAGCGATATGTCAAGCTGGTTAATATTAGTTATAGCTGTGGTATATTTAATCATAGCTATTGATCTCTTTACTAAAGGACAAACTGCGATGGCAATAACTTTTGTAGGTTTTTGTTTAGGTAACTTTGGATTATACTTACAGACATGAAAAGACTAGCGATTGATATTGAAACTGATGGCTTAGATCCTACTGTCATTTGGTGTGCTGTGACTAAGGACATAGATACAGGAGAAATTAAAGTATGGAAATCAGCGACCGAGTTACAAAGATATGTAAGCGCGGACGATCTCTTGATTGGACACAACATAATCAAGTTCGACTTACCAGTATTGAAGAAGCTGTGGAGTTTGAATACAGACTTGAACCCGTTAAGAGATACATTGATTATGTCAAGATTGCTAAACCCCGTGATAGAAAAAGGACACTCTCTCGATGCATGGGGCGTGAGGCTAGGGCTAAAAAAAGGGGACTTCAGTGACTTTGATAACGGTTTATCTGAGGACATGGTGGACTACTGTATCCAAGATGTTCAGATCACTCATGCACTATATACGCATCTTACTGATAATCTATTGGACTGGGGTCAGTCAGTTGATCTTGAGCATGAGGTGGCTCAGATCGTTAAACAGCAAGAAGAAAACGGATTCAAGCTAGATGTACCGAAGTGTATGTCTATGCTTTCAGTCTGGCAACAAAGCCTTGTAGACATTGAGTCTGAGTTACAAGAGATATTCAAACCGATTGTCACTGAGCGATACAGCGACAAGACTGGTAGGAGATTAAAGGATAAAGTTGAAGTGTTTAACCCAGGTTCCCGTAAGCAGATAGCGGAGAGACTGATGGGTCTTGGATGGAAACCTAAGAAGTTCACTGAGAAAGGAGCAGTAATTGTCGACGAGAAAGTATTACAAACTATTAAAAGACCTGAAGCTACTAGTCTTCTGCGATTTCTACTGCTTCAGAAAAGGGTGGCTCAAGTTAAATCGTGGGTTGAAAATGTGGATGAAGGGGGACGGGTACATTGTCAGGTCAGAACCAATGGAGCAGTCACGGGACGAATGACACACAGTAACCCTAACCTTGCCCAAGTGCCTAGAGTAGGGACTGAGTATGGTGAAGAGTGTAGATCCATGTGGACAGTAGAGGACGGTAATGTACTGTTAGGTGCTGACGCTAGTGGTTTAGAACTTAGGATGTTAGCACACTACATGGGAGACCCTACCTACACTAAAGAGATACTGGAAGGTGACATCCATACCAAGAACATGGAAGCCGCAGGACTGACACAAAGGGATCAAGCTAAGACATTTATCTATGCCTTCCTGTATGGTGCTGGTCCAGCTAAGATAGGTGCTATTGTAGGCGGTGGAGAACGTGAAGGTAAGAAGTTAATTGATAGCTTCCTAGCGAACACTCCAGCCTTACAGAAACTTAAGGACAAGGTGAGTCGATTGGCTGAGAAGGAATGGCTACCTGGGTTGGATGGTCGTAGGTTGATTGTCCGATCACAGCACTCAGCACTCAACACATTACTGCAAGGTGCAGGTGCAATCGTTATGAAACAAGCGTTAATTATCTTGCATAGGAAGTTAGTTAATGGTAAAATTAATGCCCGTTTCGTTGCTAATGTGCATGATGAATGGCAGATTGAAACAACTGAAAAGGATGCGGAGATGGTTGGTTTTTTAGCAGTGCAAGCCATCCGTCAAGCAGGAATCCGTCTGAAATTACGTTGCCCTTTGGACGGGGAATTCAAAGTAGGAGCTAATTGGGCAGCGACACACTAAAGCTAAGGAGAACTAAATGAAACCAGTTAAGATTAAAGGTGATGTAATGTGGGCCAATCTAGATAAACCTAATAAGTTATCTGGTAAGTATCAAGTAGAGATTTGTAATCTATCTGATAAAGCCGTTGAAGCATTACAGGATCAGGCGATGTTGGATGTAAACCATGATGATGAAAAAGGATACTACATCACGCCTAAGTCTAAGAACTACCCAATCAAAGCATTTGACGCAGGTGGTCAAGAGATTGAGGAAGTTATTGGTAACGGGTCTAAGTGTACGGCTGTAATCAAACCATATAAAAATAAGTTCAACGGTAATATCAACGCAGGTATTTCTGCTATTACTGTGACTGATTTGGTTGAATACATAGCCGAACCTACAGACGCATTAGTACAAGAGGCACTGTAGTATGGGTGCGCCGTCTCTCAACAATGCAACTGCACTGATAGACGGTGATATCCTAGTGTATCGGATTGGATTCGCTAGTGATGATGACGATGAGAAGTTTGCAGTTAGTCGCATGGGTAATTACATTGAGGGTTTAATCTCACCTACCTATGTTGATGACTACTCTGGTTACATCACTGGTCGATCCAACTTCCGATATAAGATAGCTAACGAGAAAGAGTACAAAGGGAATCGTAGTGACGCTAGAAAGCCTAATCATTATGAGACTCTGCGTAACTACCTCACTGAGAAGTGGGGCTTTGAGTTAGTTGAAGGTGAGGAAGCGGATGATGCAATTGGTATAGCTGCCTATCAAATGAGGGCAGGTGCCTTTTGCATTATGTCGCTTGATAAAGACCTTGATATGTTGAGGGGATGGCACTACAACTTTGTCAAGGACAATCTTTATTACATTACTGAGAAGGAAGCCATCAAGAACTTTTACCTTCAGATACTTACTGGCGATCGAGTGGATAACATACCTGGGTTAAAAGGTGTTGGTCCAGTCAAAGCAGGTAAATTACTGGAGGAATGTCAGAACGAGAGACAATTATTCGCTGCCGTATTACAGGCGTATGAGGATAACCTTGAGTTACTAACTGAACGAGCACAGCTACTATGGATTCGTAGGAAAGCTGGGGAAATCTGGACTCCAAAGTTAACTTAAGGAGGAAGCAATCAAAACCCAAAGCGCAAAAGCTAAAGGTCGAAAACTACAGCAATGGTTTAGAGACAAGATCATTGACACGTTTGCCTTTTCTAAGGAAGACGTAAGGTCTACTAGCATGGGTGCAGGAGGAGAAGACATTTTGTTTTCTCAAAAGGCAGGAGATACTTTAGGTATATCAGTAGAGTGTAAGTCTAGAAACTCTATTGCTGTGTATGCCTTCTACTCACAAGCCTCAGACAACTGCCCTGAAGATAGAGAACCTGTCCTAGTTGTCAAACAGAATCACTCTAAACCACTGGTCGTAATTGATGCAGAATACTTCATACAACTGTTAAAGGAACAGCATGAGACACCTAGTAATACCTGATACCCAATGTAAACCTGGTTATCCTAATGGACATTTAGAGTGGGTAGGTAAGTATGCAGCAGAGAAGAAGCCTGATGTTATTGTCCATCTAGGAGATCATTGGGATATGCCAAGTCTGTCAATCTATGATGTTGGTAAAAAGTCCTTTGAAGGTAGGACATACAACAACGACATCATTGCAGGCAACATAGCAATGGATAAATTAATGAAGCCTATTGTTGCAGAAGTCAACAGACTAAAAAGAAACAGAAAGAAATCGTGGAAACCTAAACTTGTCTTTCTTATTGGGAATCATGAACAAAGGATTCAAAGAGCTATTGAGTCTGATAGGAAGCTAGAAGGTCTGATAGGATACAACGACTTTAACCTCAGTAAGTATGGTTGGGAAGTACAAGATTTCTTAGATGTCAAGGTCATAGATAACATTGCCTACAGTCACTACTTTACATCAGGTGTTATGGGTAGATCAGTTACTAACCCAGGTCTACTACTACAGAAGAAACACATGAGTTGTATTATGGGACACGTTCAAGATCGAGCGATAGCGTTTAGCAAGAGGGCTGATGACACTAGAATCACTGGTATCTTTGCAGGTATTTGCTACCAACACGATGAGGACTACTTGACACCTCAGACTAATGGTAGCTGGTCAGGTATCTGGATGTTAAATGAAGTAAACAACGGTAGCTTTGATGAGATGCCAATTAGTCTGACTTATTTAAGGAATAAATATGGAAACAAACGAGATACTCGACGCTAGAGAAGGACAATACGGTAAGTACCAGAACGTGAGTCAGATTAGTCAGGACATCAAGAAGATCATGCAGGACTCTCCGAACTACAAGTTCATGCCAGCGTTCATGCGAGAGAGTCTTGATCTGATTGCTAACAAGATGGCTAGGATACTGAACGGTAATTGCTACTATGACGATTCGTGGCGTGACATCTCAGGTTATGCTACATTGGCAGTAATCGAAATAGAGGACATGGAAAAACATGACACCCCTGACACTCCATGAATTAAAAGAAAGATTAATGCAGTTCAATGAGCTAGACCTTATTGAATTGCTTGATCTGACTTCTGAAGATATCTTAGATAGGTTTGAAGATGTAATTGAAGATAGATACGAACAATTAAGAAAGGAAATATACTGATGGATTTTTACCAGCAATACATAGCAAAGTCGAGGTACTCTCGCTTCTTAGACAGTCAACAACGTCGTGAGGATTGGTATGAGACTGTAGATCGCTACATGGATTTTATGCAGAATCATTTGCAATCTAAACATAGCTACAAAATACCAGTTGAGACTGACTCAGAGCTTCGTGAAGCGATTAAAAATCTAGAGGTAGTCCCCTCAATGCGCTCAATTATGACTGCTGGTAAAGCCTTAGAGAGAGACAATACAGCAGGATACAACTGCAGCTATCTACCTGTTGATGATCCTAAAGCGTTTGACGAGGCGATGTACATCCTGCTGTGTGGTACGGGTGTAGGCTTCAGCGTTGAACAGAAGTACGTTAACAAGCTCCCAGAGATACCTGAGAAGCTGTTTAAGTCAGACACCACAGTTGTAGTAGCTGACAGTAAAGAAGGATGGGCTAAGTCATTACGACAAGTTATCGCCCTGCTGTACTCCGGTGAGATACCTAAGTGGGATCTTAGAAAGATTAGAGCAGCAGGAACACGACTCAAGACATTCGGTGGTAGAGCTAGTGGACCAGAACCGTTGAACGAACTGTTTGAGTTTGTTATCCGTAAGTTCCAGGGAGCTGAAGGACGTAAACTAAATACCTTAGAGTGCCACGACATCATGTGTAAGGTAGCTGAAGTTGTAGTGGTAGGTGGTGTTAGACGTTCTGCGATGATCTCGTTATCTGATTTAGAAGATGACAAGATGCGTCACGCTAAAACAGGTCAATGGTGGACTGATAACCCACAACGTGCATTAGCTAACAACTCTGCTGTATATGCTGAGAAGCCTGACGTTGGTCAGTTCATGAACGAATGGTCAAGTCTATATCACAGTCACAGTGGTGAGCGTGGTATCTTCAACCGTGAAGCAGCAATCAAACAAGCTGCTAAGAATGGACGTAGGGATGCTGAACAGGAGTTTGGTACCAACCCATGTAGCGAGATTATCCTTAGACCCTATCAGTTCTGTAACCTATCAGAAGTTGTTGTGCGTGAAGGTGACAGTATCTATGACCTAGAGCGTAAGGTTAGACTCGCTTCAATACTAGGTGTTTACCAGTCAACCATGACACACTTCCCGTACCTCAGAAAGATATGGCAGCGTAACACTGAGGAAGAAAGATTACTGGGCGTATCCCTGACGGGTATCCTAGACAACAAGATGTTGGGAGACAACAATGAGCAACTCAAGACTCTTCTCCACAGACTCAAGATGGTATCAGTTGATGAATGCATACAGCTTTCCACTGATCTTAATATCCCTTGTCCTACTGCCGTCACTTGTGTTAAGCCTAGTGGCACTGTCAGTCAACTTGTTGATAGTGCTAGCGGTATTCATCCTAGACATTCTAAGTATTACATTAGAAGAGTTAGGGGTGACAAGAAGGATCCGCTTACTACGTTCATGGTTCAACAGGGTATTCCTGCAGAAGATTGTGTGATGCGTCCTGAGTCTACCACTGTGTTTAGTTTCCCTAAGAGATCACCGGAAGCTGCAACACTACGGGAAGACCTAACTGCTATCGAACATTTAGACTTATGGATGACATATCAGAAGCACTGGTGCGAACACAAACCATCAGTCACTATCTCTGTTAAAGAGGACGAGTGGGTTGAAGTAGGTGCGTGGTGCTGGAAGAACTTTGATGACATCAGTGGCGTTAGCTTCCTGCCGTATGATGGTGGGACATACAAACAAGCTCCATACGAGGAGTGTACGCAAGAGGAATTCTTCTTCTTACAACAGAAGATGCCTAGTGAAATATTCTGGGATGAACTGATTGAAGAGGATGATAATGTAGAGGGAGTACAAACACTGGCTTGTACAGCAGGAGTCTGCGAAATATGATGAGGAGATTCTTATGCTCGAAACAGTACTTAGCTTCTTGGC